ATCTTTCCTTTTTCAAATAAAGGTAATCTAAACTTATTTGATGTAAGATACCAAATGAGATTAAATGACCTTTATGATTTTTCATCTACAAGTATTATTAACTATGATGTTGTATTAAGACATTTAGACTTTTTAGACCATGTATTAGTTGGTGAAAAACCATTAAGATTTAATCAACACGATAACAGACTATATATTGACATGGACTGGACTAACGATTTAGCCACAGATGAGTATGTAGTAATAGAGTGCTATAGAAAATTAGACCCGGATACTTTTACTGATGTTTACAATGACATATATTTAAAAAGATATGTTACAGCATTATTTAAAAAACAATGGGGTGCTAATTTATCAAAATTTAACGGTGTAGCTATGGTAGGTGGTGTTACATTAAATGGTCAACAGATATTTTCAGAGGCTTTGCAAGAAGTTGATAAGCTAGAACAAGAAATACGAAGCACATACGAATTAAATCCAGCTATAATGATAGGATAATGCCATGGCCGTTAATCACTTTTTTCAAAACGGAAACGGTATTGGAAATAAAAACGAAGCAAAACTCCACGAAGACCTAATAATAGAAGGCCTAAAAATATTTGGCCATGATGTCTATTATCTTCCTAGAACACTTGTAAATAGAGACCTAATATTAGGTGAAGATAGTCTATCAAAATTTGATGACTCTTATCTAATAGAAATGTATGTTGAAACTACAGAGGGTTTAGCTGGCGAACAAGAATTAATTAATAAGTTTGGTTTAGAAATCAGAGAAGAAACAACTTTCATGTTGTCTAAACGAAGATGGATGGATGCAGTTGATAGTTACCATACTATGATTGTTGAAGGCAGACCAAATGAGGGTGATATAATTTATTACCCATTAATGAATAAGTTTTTTGAAATTAGTTTTGTAGAAGACCAAGAACCGTTCTTCCAATTAGGCAACTTGCCTGTTTATAAGTTAAGAGCAAGAACATGGGAGTACAGTTCGGAAAGATTAGATACTGGCGTTACAGATATTGATAGTGCTGAAGACCAATACTCTATTGATATGTTGTCACACCAATTTACTTTAGAAGATGGTACTGGCGCATTGCAATTAGAAAACGATAGTGTAAGTGGTGACGCAAACTACTTTATAAATGAAGATTATGCTTTACAAACACAATCAACTTATGCAGATAATTTAGATTTAGACTCACAAGCTGGATTTAATACAGAGGACACTTCAGATGACATACTTGACTTTACAGAAAGAAACCCATTTGGTGAGGTAGACAATTAATGTTTGGATATTTTTATAACGAAAGTATGAGAAAGATGACCGTTGCATTTGGTCAGATTTTTAATAACATACAAATAAAAAGGAGAGATAGTGCAGGCGCAATAGTGCAATCTATTCGTGTGCCATTAGCATATGCTCCTAAAGAAAAGTTTTTAGTCAGATTAGACCAACAACCTAATTTAGATGAAAGAGAAATGGCTATCACATTACCTAGAATGGGATTTGAGATTTCTGATATTGCATATGATGGTAGTAGGAAATTAACTAAAGTACAAAAATTCAAATCAGTTAAAACTGGTGCAGATGGTAAGGTAATGAATTATAACTATATGCCTGTACCATATAACATATCATATAATTTATTTTGTTTGACAGCGACTGCTGAAGGTGGTTTACAAATTATAGAACAGATATTACCTTATTTTCAACCAGATTATACTGTAACAGTAAATGTTATACCTGAAATGGGAATAAAAAGAGATATTCCTATCGTACTAAATAATATTAACTATGAAGATAGTTATTCAGGTGACTTTACAACAAGAAGAGCAGTTATCTATACATTAAATTTTACAGCTAAAACTTATCTGTATGGTCCTGCCACAACACAAAAAGTTATCAGAGAAACACAAGCTGACTTGCATACTGATTTACCAAATGCAAGTAGAGAAGAAAGAATAGTAGTTGTACCAAATCCTACAAGTGCTGACGCAGATGACGATTTTGGATTTACAACAACTATTACAAGTTTTGCAGACGCAAAAAATTATGACAGTAATAGAGATGAAGATGTTTAAGGTGAAAAATTATGGAATGGCACAACAAGGTTTATGTCTTTGATGACATTGTAGACCTAGATACACAAAATAAAATAAAAGACAAAATGCTGAATGAGGCCTCATGGTCTTATGTTTCAGATGTAACTAATCCTCAATTAAATGACCAACAAAGGCCAGGCTTTTCTCATTGGTTTGTTAAAGATGAAATAATTAGAAGTTATTTACATGATGAAGTAGAACCTGTCATAACTAATTCTCTTAAAAAAATGCAAGTACACGGTGATAGAAGATATTTACAAGGCCGTTCTTTTTTACAATTACCTTTAAATATAGATAACAGAGAAAAGTTAGATGTACCTCATGTAGATATAGCTGACTTTAAACATTTAGTGATATTATATTATGTGACAGACGCAGATGGTGAAACAGTTATATACGATAATCAATTTAAACCAGATGAACAAATACCAAACTTTGAAAACTTGAAAGAGAAACAACGAGTAATGCCAAAACAAGGTCGTGTAGTTTGTTTTGATGGTTATTACTGGCATACATCACAACAACCAAGTAAGGGAGTAAGGTGCATTATCAATTATAATGTAGTCTAAATAGTTATATGGCAATAGAAGATAAAGTAAATGAAATTTTAGGTTTAGAACCCGCTAAAACTCCTATGGAACAAATACATAAGGAAGAGGAGTTTAAAGCTCCTGTGGTGAGAACCGAAGAACAAGACAATGATGTTGATAATGACCACAAGAATAGTAGAGAACATTATTACAATCTTATTGAAAAAGGTCAGGAAGCAATTGAGGGTATTTTAACTGTTGCGAAAGAGGGTCAACACCCTAGAGCTTATGAGGTTGCATTAGCTGGTATTAAAAATGTTGCCGATACTGTTGATAAATTACAAGACTTAAATAAAAAATTAAAAGACTTAAAGGAATTGCCAAAGACTGCCAATGCAAATATTAAAAACGCATTGTTTGTAGGTTCAACGGCAGAATTACAAAAGATGTTAAAAAAAGATGATGAAATTATTGAAAGCAAAACAATCACACCCGAAGAAACAGATATTTCAGATAAGTAAACTTGGTTATGTCAAAAATGGCATAATGTTACAAGACATACTTGATGGAAAAGAGATGTTAGATTGTGTTGAAATAGAACACGACACAAATCCAAATTACGATAAAGAGTATTTTGTTTTTAAAGGAAGTAGTCGTATTGAAGCGGCTGTTAAAATGGGATATACCCATATTGAAGGAGTAATTATATGAAAAAATTTAATATACCAAAAGAAACTTTTATCGGTGGTTGGTTCATGGAAGATGAAGTCATTGATGGTATGAATAACTTTGTTGAAGAAAACAAAGCTCAATTTGTACCGACAAAAGCTAATCCTAATTCAAAAACATGTAAAGAGATTGGTATTAATCCACAACAAAATATTTATGGAGCATTACGACCATATAATATTGCATTAAATGATGTTATACGAAACTATGTAGCTGAGTTTACGGCATGGAATTTTGTTTTTGATTGGCGAATAAATGAAAGATATAATATCCAATGGTATGAAAAAGGACAAGGATTTAAAAAATGGCATTGTGAAAGGTGTAGAAATGATCCTATGTTTTTAGAAAGAGGTTTAGTTTTTATGACCTACTTAAATGATGTTGATGATGGAGGCACAGAATTTTATTATCAAAATTGTGAAGTAAAGGCTAGAAAAGGTTTAACTTTAATATGGCCTGCTGATTGGACACATACTCACAGAGGTGTAGTTAGTCACACAAAAGAAAAAAAAATAATCACAGGTTGGATAAACTTATATCAACCTAACGAAAGACTAGAGCAACCTAGAGAAGTATAATGACAGACGCATATCTAGGAAATCCAAATCTCAAAAAAGTAAACACACCAGTTGAGTTTACAAAAGAGAACATTAAAGAATATAAAAAATGTGAAAAAGACCCTATTTACTTTATGGTCAACTATGTACAAGTAGTTTCACTAGATGAAGGCCTTGTTCCATTTAATATGTGGGACTTTCAAAAACATATCGTAAGGACAATACATGACAATCGTTTCACAATTTGTAAATTACCTCGTCAATCAGGTAAATCTACCACTACTATATCATATCTTTTACATTATGCCCTATTTAATCCTAACTCTAATATTGCTATTCTAGCAAACAAATCTTCTACTGCTAGAGA